CCCGAGGGGGCTAGCCGTTCCGAACTAAATTTTTTGGGCGCCAGCGCCATTAAGTATAGTTTTACAGTAAGTATAGGTAAGTATAGTTAGTGCTCAATTTTGAACACCCATCGTATCAATTTTGAACACCCCTCGGAGTAATTTTGAAAACCGCCCCTGTCAAAATTGAGTCGATTGAAAAATTAAGTAAATAAATGTTAAAATTTCTTAACACTATTTGGAATCTCAAAAAAGTTTGGTATATTTGATTTATGAAAGAAATTAAGAAAACCGAACAGCATGTACAAGTACCAAATGATATGACAATAACACATAAAATATCTCCTAAAGATTTACTCGTATATGCTACTATAAAACGTTTTGCCAATAAAGACGGCATAGCTTATCCTTCTATAAAAACTATTTCTGACAAATTAGGAGTTTCTACAAATACTGTCAGAAGTAGTATTAAAGTTTTAGAAATGGAAGATTATATTGATATAGATAGATCTAAAAAAGTACATATTTATAAATGCAAAAAGTATGATGCTTTTGAACCTTTTAGTTATGAATTTTTAGATAAAAAAGATCTTACATTAACAGAGAAAGCTTACATACTTGCTTCACAACAATATATGATTAAAGAAAACGATGAAGGTAAAATAAGTTATTCAACAGCTAATCTTGCTAGAAAAATTAATATGTCGGAATCAACTATACGTAGATGTGATAAATCTTTAGAAGATAAAAACTATCTTTCTATTTTAAATTTGCAAGGCAGGGATCCAGAAACTGGTCTTGCCACAAAAGAAAAAATGTTTCATCTTACAAAGCTTGAACAAGCTATTGTATTTATTCTTAAAGATCACGACGATAAGATTAATAAGAATACAGAAGACATTGAACAACTTAAAAAGGAAAATGAATCACTCCGAAAGGATCTTGAAATAATAAAACGCAACCTCATTAAAAATCCTACAATTTACAAACTTTAACAATTTTTAATTTGCTTCTCATAAAATTATAATTATATTTCACTATGAAAAAAGAACAAGTAAAAGAGCTCTTGAATGAGCTTGATGGAAAAATCGGAAAAGAAGAATTTACCCTGAAAATCGGAAAAGGAAAATTTCAGGTAGTTATTAACAAGACATCAGATCAAATGAATATATCGGTTAAGAAAAGTGAGCCAACTGAGAAAGAGCAGTTCGAAGATTGGCTAAACACAGTTGATGATGATATATTCGAAGATTCTTTAGAGAACTTCTGCAATAAAGCAAATCTTACTCGCAAACAATTCAATGATTATTATAATTCAAATGAAAATGTTTCGCAGTTTATAAAAGACTTTAAACAAGCAGTAAAAAACTCAGCCATGGCTAAGATAATGGATTTAAAGAATAGATATTTACTGGGAGATTAATTTCTCCCTTTTAATAATGCGGTGTAGCAGAACTGGTTCCATGCTCTGGTCTCTAAAACCGGGAATTATCTGGGTTCGAGCCCCAGCGCCGCTACTAATAGTATTAATTATGATAGAAATTAATAATCTACCTAATTGTCCGGGTATTTACTGTATTAAAAATTTAGTAAACGAAAAATGTTATATAGGACAATCTATAAAAATTAAGAAAAGATTATATCAACATATAAAATCTGTAAATAAAGTTGATGTTGCTTTATATAGAGCTATAAATAAATATGGCTTAGAGAATTTTGAAGTGTCTGTGTTAGAAACAGTACAAACCAAAACATCTTTAAATGAATTAAAATCTATTTTAGACGATTTAGAAAAGAAATATATACAAGAATATAATTCATATAATAATGGGTATAATTCTACTTTGGGTGGAGATTATGGTGTTTTAGGTTTAAAGATGACTGATGAACAGAAACAAAAAATATCCCACAACAGCACAGCACACGCCTTAGATGGAAGAAATAAAATATATGTGTATAGTATTAAAACTAAATGTACTTATACCTTTATAACCGCCGAAAAAGCAGCTGACTATTTTGGTATAAGTGGTGATCAAGTTCGTAGTAGTAAAAGTCACAGACGATTATTTAGAGGAGAATTTATTTTTTATAGGACTGACGAAGAAAAAGAAGAATCTCTACAAAAAATACATAATATTAGAACTGTTTCACACTCTTCCAATAAAACTGGCTCACATTTTTCTAAGGTTGATTATGATCAATATTATCAATTCTTAATAAGTCATAAAGATTTAAATCAAAAACAAATAAGTGAACTATTAGAAATTACAGTAGAAGCTGTTAAAAAAAGAAATCAGAAACTTCGAGAATTGGGTTATAATTTACCTACAACTAGAATCAAAGAAGTAATAGTTTATGATACTATAGATAATACACACTATACTACTACAGTAAAAGAGTTATCTGAAAAGTTTGGAATAACAGATAAATCAATGAGAAGAGTGTTACATCAAAATAATCTTTATAAGAAAAGATATAAATTTGACATTATAAATATATGAATCAATTATGTAAGAAAGCTATTGAATCAGTGCAAGACGTTATTAGTTTTGCCGAATTAAACCAACAAACTAACGAACTGTGGTTTTTGGATTTCCTAGATAAATTAAATGAATTGAGTGTAAAGTATTAAAACAAAAAAGGCTGGCTCCACAATCGGAGTCAGCCTTTTCTCGTAAATTACCAGTTTTGATCTACATACTTAGGCCCTGTATAAATTAATTCTTCAGGGCAACAATCATTTTCTAATTGTATCCAATTCTATCCAAATAAAGGATAGTTCATAATATTATCTTCCATACTTGTGTCTTATTGGAGGCCTCCGCACAGGAGGTCTACGATGAATAAATTGTTTTGGTCTATAAATATAGTATCTGTTGTAATAAGGGTAGTATCTGTTATAATAAGAATAGTATCTATAAGGATATTCTGTAACGGTATAAACTGTATCTGAACAAGAAGTTAATCCTAAGACTACTACTATTCCGGCTAACCATCTTCGTAAGTAATTTCCCATAAATTGTAAGGTCCAATATATTTATAACTGATTATCTCGCCGTCTAATCTGACGCCTTCCATTATACATTTTTGTACCATTTCTCTGCAATTTTTTGTCTTTTAGCAATCTCTTTATCAGTATACTTAGGTCTTTCATAATATCTAGTTACAGCGGCTACTGCATCTCTCCAGTTGCTAGTAGCCATTATTTTTTGTAGTGCTTGATTCTCTGAAGTATTAAGTTCATACCAAGCAAAATCTAATTGAGTCTAAGTATCTCGCCAATCTTTATTATTTTGTTTTGCAAATTCTTTTAACTTATTTAAACGTGGCCCATTCCACTAAGCCAACCCACCAGAAGGTAAGCCATTAGTATCAGTAGTGTGAGCTCCCGAATTAAAAGAAGACTCTCCAGCAAAATTAGCTGCCAATCCAACAGCTACATGTTCTGGCAGATTTTTACTTTTAAAATAATCTATCACTTGTTGTGCTCCCGCAGAAGTTTCGCCTAAAGAAACCTTCCCCGTATCCTCAGTAGTTACTCTTTGATTATACATACTCTACAAGTCATCTAGCCAAGTACGTGTCTGCTGTGATGTAATTCCCGCTACTTTAGTGGGTGCGTGTGTAAATGTAAGCAATTCTCCCTAATCTGTATTCTTTAATAATGCATCTGTTCTTTGTTTCCATAATTTAGTCTGCTCAGTATCTTCTGGTTCGGCAGATTCATATACTCCTTCAGTTAGCCAACTTGGAGGAGTTATACCATAATATTGATCATATAAAGCCATTATCTTATTATTTCAGGAATTATTGGCTGCACCACTCTTGTATTATCTGACGGTGCAACATAATTTATATTATATTTTTTCTTCTCGCCTAGTATTTGATTATCTTGCTATTTATAGTAATTATTTATATAGTTTAAAGTATCATTATAATAAATATCACGATTACCATATTGAGCATCTCCAGCACGTTCTATTTTATTATAAAAATTTCTTACTGTAGGACTTCCCGCTAAGAAACGATTAAACATTAAAGACTCATATCCTAATACAGGATGATCTTTATATTTATCTCCTTTTAAATCAAATAATAAATTAATTTGATCTCTTCCAGACATTCCCGGCTTCATCCAAGATGCTTGAATAAGTCCATTATATTTACTTCCTGGCCTTCGGGCAGTGGAATCTCCAGCACTTTCTTGATATATATTAGAAGTTATAGCGGCTAACTATTCTGGAGTTAACCCTCTTCTACGCCCTTCATCTAATAAATAATGAAAATCGTCTTTAAAAGAATCTGGAACATTTTTATATTTCTTTATTCCTGTAATATAATTATTATATAAATCAATAGGCCCAGCTGGATTCTAATATTTTACAATATTACCACCAAACTAATGCTTCCAAGTTCTAGCGTTCTAAGCAAATGTAGCTCTCTTTACTAAAGTAGGATTTCCTGATGCTTTAGCTTTTTTAATACAAGCATCTGTTACTTTACCTCCACAATAATCTGTAAATTTACCTCTATTCTTTTTCTTTATATGAATAGAGCCTCCTTTTTTAAATCTAGAATCATTAATTTGTTTTTGTATCTATTGAATAAGATTTTTTCTTATCTAAATAGGATTTATAGGAGGACTTTCCTATTTTTGTTGAAAATTATCATTTAATTTTTCATTTTTTCCAGTCATATAGTTATATTTTATAAAATCATTCTTTTTAAAATTTTTTAGTTTTGGATATTATAAATATATCATTATATTTAGATAGTTCCAAAATAAAATAATTAGATTTAAAAGAAACGAAATTAATATGTAAATATGCCTTATGCAAATAGACAAGAAAAATGGAGCAATATGTTTTAATGATGAAAATCATACATATTGGAATGAAAATGACAATGAAAAGTATGTTTCTGTAACTACACTTATCGAAAAGTTTGCACAACCTTTTGATAAGGAATTTTGGAGTGCCTATAAAGCACTAGAGAAACTTATTCCAGCTGAAAATTGGAAAGTAGAAAAGAAGTCATTATTAGCAACTAAGAAATTTGACAAAGAATTACTTAATTTGTATAATATTACTGACTTAGATTTTAATAAAGCTCAGCAAGATATTTTAGATGAATGGGCAGAAAATAATAGGGAAGCTTGTGAAAGAGGAACTAAAATTCATGCCCAAATGGAACACTCTATGTATGATATGGGGGCTAATGTCACACTTGAAAGATTTGGAATTGGTGGAAAGTTTGTATGTGATAGAGGAAGAACCAGTCTAGATTTAGAAAATGGAGTGTACCCAGAATATTTAATTTCAAGAACATCTGACGATGGAATCTTAAGAATAGCAGGACAGATTGACCTTTTAATTAAGAACGGAAATGACATTGTAGTCGCAGATTTCAAAACGAATAAAAAAATCGATCAACATTCGTTCTTTGATTCCAAAACAAAGCAAACACAAAAGATGTTATATCCTCTCAATAATCTAGAAGATTGTAATTATATGCATTATACATTACAGCTTTCTACTTATGCGTGGATGATACAAAAATTAAATCCTGACTACAATATTAAGGATTTAGTTCTTATACATTTTGATCATGATGGTAATCAAACACTTTATCATCTAGATTATTTAAAGTCAGATGTCGAGAAAATGTTAAAGTGGCATAAAAAGCAAAAGATAAGAGAAATTCAAAAAAATAAATATAAACCAATAGAGTATTAATCCCAGTAGACGTAATCTTACATAGTTATTAAGCGAAAACCAATTATAATATAGTGTCCAACGGATTAATACTTATTTTTGTAAATTATGAATAAAGAAGAAAGAATGTCTATATGTCGTGCTTGTCCACTGTATCAAGATATTGCAGGAGGCAGATGTAATCCTGGGCTTTGGATAGATCCAGAGACGGATCATGTAAGTAATAAAAGATTGGATGGCCATTATAAAGGCTGTGGTTGTGCATTAAGAGCTAAAACATCATGCAACACTTGTCATTGTCCTGCAAAAAAGTGGTAACAAAAATTAAACATATTATTGTAGGAACATATAATAATATATTTAATAAGAATCAACAGATCGCTAAACCAAGAGAAGAGATATGTAAGATGTGTTCTCACAGAGAGAACTTAATGGGAATAGGAACAATATGTAATATATGTGGCTGTGTTATAGAATCTAAAACAACAGTAAAAGATGAACACTGCCCAATTGATAAATGGTAATATGAGAGAAAATGGAGTTGAGGTAAACCTCGAAAAAACAAAAAATTTAGAACTTAATAAAATAGTTAATGGTATTGAAGGAGATGGTACAACATTTGCCATGAATACTCAAAGTATACAAGAAATGGCACAAACAGAAGCTAAGGCAAAATATAATAATAAAGTACAAGACTATATAGATAAATTTGAAAGTCACAAACAACTTCTGGATGAATATACAAACAGTGTTTTAAAAGATTTAGACCATCTTGAAATTAAGCCTGTATTTGAAGGCATACTTATTAAACCTTATGATGAAAATCCTTTCCAAAAAATAAAAGTGGAAGGCGGTATAATCACTGATCTAGGTGGACAAAAACCTACATATAAATCAAAAGAAACTGGAGAAGTTGAAGAAGAAGAACAATTTGTACATACAGGTCTTGTATTAGATGTAGGCCCTAAAGTTCAATATATACAAGAAGGCGATGTAGTATTTTGGAGAAAGCCTTCTGAATTACCAATACCATTCTTTAAACAAGGTCTTGTACTAGTAAGTGAACATAGTATAGTATCTGTAGTGAACGCTGGGCTTACAGAACGTTTTAATAAAATAAAGGAAACTAATGATGAATGATGATAAAGTATATTTTATCCCTGGAGATAGGGTAACACTAAAATAGGAAATCCCAAATAAACCAGTAATGATGGTAATTAAAAAAGAATCTTACACATTTAAAAATAAAAATAATATAGAACCATCTTTAAGAGGAATTAAATGTCGTTGGTTTACAGAGTTGGGAGAAATACAAGAAGCAATATTTAATACAAAAGATTTAATTAAAATTTAATTTATGGGTGATACATCATATTATACTAATACTAAAAAAATAAACGGCTTTGATGTAAGTCCAGATGGACGCGTTGAGAAGGATGGACAACGTATGCTTTTTCAAGGGGAACATGTATATTATAATCCAAAAACTGAAACATTTCATGCTACAGTAAGAGGTAGAACGTATAATGTAAATCCTGTAGATTTCCAACCTAGTACTTTTACTAGAACTAGAAATAGACAGCAGGAAGCTTATAATGCTCAAAAATTAGCTGATCGTACAGCTTATAGAATGGGAACAATGTCTTAGGAGGATTTTAATAATAAATATCATAATACAGCTACAGCTAAGAAAACTCAATCAACAAACACCCCTACTACACAACCTACTAAAAAAGCAGCTGTCACTACTAAAAAAGCAGCTGTCAAAAAAACATTAACGCCTAAAACAACCGTTAAACCCAATCCCTACGCTGCTGCAGCACGTAAAGATTTAGGTGGTTGGAAAAAAGCATTTCAAGATGCACGTAATAGGGGAGATGAAACCTTTGAATTTAATGGCATGTCTTATAATACAATGGACAAAGGAGATAAAGATAGACAAACTTGGTTAGATACTTTAGCTGCAAATAAGAAAGCTTTAACAATAAATAACAACTTTAATTCTAGTGTTGCTAATGATAAAGCTTTAAATACAGTAGAATCTACGCCCCCAGGTACAGTAAGTAATGCGGATGTTCCAGGTGCAAATATTTCAAGTACAGGTACCGACAATACTCGTAGTATTGCTGATATTGGACTTTATAGACCCTATGTTTACGGGGGTATTGGTTTTTCACCTTATAATTTTACCGAAAAATCTATACGTGATTTAAGAAATGTAGATAATATATTTAATCTAGCAGCAAAACGTGTACAAGATGGGCCAGAAAATCGAGGCACTGATTTTATTCAATATATAATAGATGAAGCTAATGATTCGGGCAATTTAGACCATATATTCTCAAGCAGAGACGCTTTTAATAAATACATGCAAGATAAATATAGCATGCGTGGAGGAATTAGAGGTCATGATTATAAGCAAGCTTATGCTGCAGCACAAGGTTTTAGATAGGCAGCGGTAGATAGATATAGAGATCGCATAAATAAAGAAGCTCAAGACTATCAAGACGATTATTATAAACGTATAAAAAAAGCTATTGTATAGCCAACTAAACCTAAAACTTATTTAGATGAAGCTTTTGAAAATTTATCATCATGGAAAAACGGAGGAAGAATGAATTACTATCAACAAGGAGGTTCTGTTCAAAGTCCTGAAGAGCAAGTGCAACAATTAGTAGTTGCCGCTATGCAAGGAGATCAAGAAGCTCAACAACAAATACAACAAGTAGCTGAAGCTGCTAAGCAAGGCAATGAACGAGCAGTTCAAATAATGCAACTTATTCAACAAGTGGCTGAACAATTACAAGCCCAAACACAGTCTGCACGACAAGGCGCTAAATTAAATTATATGAGACGCCTTAAGGGAGAATGTCCTGAAGGTATGCATATGGAATACTTTAAGGCTGGAGGTAAAGTTTGTAAGAAATGTATGCAAGATATTGAAAGAGACAAATGTGGTTCTAAAATGAAACCTAAGAAAGGTTGTGGTGGTATGACCGCTGTAATGTCTAAAATTAAAGCACATCTTAGAGGTGGTATTATGAATGATAAGCAATCTGCATTTGGAGATAGTCCTAAGCGTGCAAATCCTCGTAGTACAGACCATCAAGGTCATAAAAGACCTAACCATGTAAATGGTACCACTAAAATGAAGAAAACTTCACGCAATGTTTATTCTGCCTTTGGTGATACATACAAATACAGACCAACAAATGTAGGTTTGGTAGGACATCACGCAACAGGCAACACAGGACGTTGGCAATCTAAACAAACGGTAAATGATTCAACTAATAAACATACAGCATTTGGCGGACATGTGAATAAAACTCATACTGGTGCTAAAGCTACTTCTATCGGAGGTCTGAAAAAGAATGGATACTCTAAAGGATTATATCCAAAAGGAGGTATCGGTAAAATGCAAAAAGGCGGAGATGTAAAAAAAAAGAACAAATTAAAAATCAGTTAAAATCTATAGGCCGTACAGCAGCTGAATTTATCCCCGGAGGAGGTACTGTATTTGCTATTAAAGACCTGATTGATGGTAAAAAAGGTTTTAGAAATCTTGGAAACCAAATGGCTATGGACGCTTTATAGTCAGTTTTTCTCGGACATTTTATTAAAGGTTATAAAGCACTTAAATTTGGGAAAAAAGTATTATCTAAACATCCTAATTTAGCTGGACACCTTATTGATGAAGGCAAGGAGGTGATGAAAGAATCTTTACCTACGTTAGGATTACAAGGACTCACTAAAAAAGTTAATCCTCTAGAAAATTACGAAAATCTTTTTATAGAGGATGATCCTAAATAGAATAATATCTCTAAACATCAAAATGGAGGAAAGCCTAAGAAGAAATATTAGGTGTCCGAAGGAGATACTGTAATGTATAAAGGCAAACCTTATGGAGTAACTCCTAAAGGAACTAAAGCTACCGGCCGTGTGTATAGTGGAAAGCCCTACAATGCCGATGTAGAAAAAGCTAAAAAAGGTAATGAAGATGCTAGAAAGCGTATTATAAAATCTGAAACATCAGGTTATTAATAAAATAGAATAATGTTACATATATTTCAATATAATAATGAAAATGGTAAGGTTGAATTGGAACGTGGTGAACTTCTTTTAATTAAAGAATTTGCAGCGTTGATGGAAAATGAAAGAAATGTATGTAAAGAAGACAAAACTGGAGAAAAGCATTTAAGAGCTTTTCGAGAATTTACATATATTTGGTTAGCGATTGATTGGGAGTCCTTTTATAAGGATTACTCCAATCAAGAGCGACACCAAGAAGCGTTGAAAGACGCACACCTTACTGAAGAAGAATGGAATGATCCTACATTTAGAGCTGCTTGTCGTAAATATAAAGAACTGCAAGACAGTAATAGAGCAATTAGGATTTTACATGCTTCCCAAAAAATGGTAGATGAATTTATTGATTACTTTAATAATGTAGATCCTCAAGAGCGTGATGAACAAACAGGTAAGCCTATTTGGAAAGTAAAAGATATTCAAACTGAACTTACCAATCTTCCAAAACTTCTCGATGAACTTAAAACTGTAGAACAGTTAGTTAAAAAAGAAATGGAAGAACAATCACAATTACGTGGTGGTGCTATTGAAGGATTTACTCCTACAGGATTTTGATAATGGAAGAGAAACGTAAACGTGGACGTCCCAGAAAACAACTTCCTGAAGAATTACAACGAGTAGTTGATATTGCATTAGAAAGTAAAGAAAAAGAACAAGAAGAGATACATCAAGTAACTCAGGAAGTTAAAAAGAAATATCGTGGAGAATCAGAATGGGATATTAAAACAGATGAATCTATTGAATTTTTCGATTCTAGATTATCTTATGAAATAACTGGTTATAAACCAATAGATAAAACCCATGGTTTGGATTTCGATCCCGCATGGTATACTGAAGCAGCAGAAACTTTTAAAAAGACAGGTAAGTATTGTTCTTATGCACCAGGAACTAAATTATATAGAGATTTCTGGTAGAAACAATATGAACGTTGTCGTGATGGCATGACCGTTAATGGATATACCATTACAGGAGATCATTATTACTTTTTAAATTTCTACCGACTTGAAGACTTGACTTCTGCAAAGAAAGCTGGTGGTGGTAGAAATATGGATTTTCCACAATTCTTTGTTGCTCAGTATGAATATTTCCACTATATTGAATTATGTAAAGTTTTACGTAAAGATGCTATAGGTCTGAAGGCCAGAGGCGTGGGATTTTCAGAAATAGCAGCTAATATAGTGGCCAACACATATAACTGTCGTAGAGGATCTATGTGTGTTGTGACTGCATAGCAAGAAAATTATTTATCAAAGACCTTATCAAAAGTTTGGACACAATTAAACTTTTGTAATGAACATACCGATGGAGGTTTCTTTAAGCTTCGCCAAAAGAAAGATACTGAAACTAATAAAAGAGCTTCAATTATAATGAAGATTAATGGTGAAGAAGTAGAAACAGGATGGATGTCTGAAATAAATGGTATTAATGCGGATAAGCCAAATAAGATAAGAGGTGATCGTACCGATATTCTTCTATATGAAGAAAGTGGCTCTTGGCCTTAGTGGAAAAAAGCCTATTTACAAGGTGAAGCTCTCGTAGGTATTCAAGGTGCTAAGTTTGGTATACGGTTAGCGTGGGGAACCGGCGGTGATTCAGGCCCAGCGCTTGAAGGTTTAGCCGACGCTTATGCTAACCCAAATGTTTATGATGCATTACCTTATAGACACAATTTTACTCCATCTGGAGACACCGTAATAACTGGATATTTTATTCCAGCTTATGCTATTCTTAATAAACCTGGTTTTATTGATAAAAGAGGCTGGTGTGATCCTGATAAAGCCAAAGAATGGTATGAAGAATAGCGTAAGAAAAAAATAAATGACAAAAATGCTTACTTAATCTACTGTGCTGAATATTGCTTTACGGCAGATGAAGCTTTATAGATGGAAGGTACTAATAAATTTAATAAAGTACTTTTAGCCGATCAACTTACACGAATTAGATTATTTCACGAAGGACCTCCTATAGAAGTTGGCGATTTCCAATTTCAATACAGACAAGGTTCTGATAGAACAAGAGATAATGTAACTGGTGTACGTTGGGTTCCCGGAGAAGGAGGACAGGTACATATATTAGAGAAACCTTTATGGGAACTTAAGACAAAAGATGATGAAGGTAATCCTATTTCTTATAAAGAAATGAGAAACCTTTACGTGGCAGGTATCGACTCCATAGATATTGGTACTGACCAAACATCTGATGCCACTAGAGATCCGTCTAAGTTTGCAATAGTAGTAAAGAAAAGAGCATTTGGTACTTAGGAACCACAATATGTTGCTTATTATAAATTTAGACCAGCTGATGAACGCATTGCTTACGAAACAGCTATACAATTACTTATTTATTATAATTGTAAATGTAATATAGAGGCAACTCGTTTAACTATGTTAAACTGGGCTAAAACAAAAGGTTGGATTAATTATTTCATGAATCGACCTAGAGCAACATATCCTGAAACTTATAAGAAAGTAACTAAAACAATAGGTACTCCAGCAACACCTGCTATTATTAATCATCAAACAGATTTAATTGCACAATTTGTCGAGGATTATAGTCAAACAATATGGTTTGAAGAGATGCTTGATGAATTAATTAAGTATACTGATGAGAACAAAGGTAAATTTGACCTTGTAGCAGCCTTAGGAATGTGCGAGTTAGCTGATGAAGAATTATCTGGAGTTATACCAACTTAGGTAGAAGAAGACGCAGCCTCAACATGGCAAGACATTGGATTCTACTATGATGAAAATGGTATTAAGCATTATGGCGTAATTCCTAAAAAGAATCAACAACCGCATACTGGTTATACTTGGGATAATTCAGAAAATGTTTTAGTTAGATCAAGTGACCCTAGAAAAATATATGGTTATGAGTGAACAAGAACTAATAGATGGAATATTATCTTTAATAGAAGATACCTATAAGAAAAAATATATAGGAACTATTAAAGTTAAGAAACTAAAACCTATTGGCTGGAGAGTTAGGTTAGGTATGAATAATGATGATAAACCATTATACATAACCGCTGAACTTCCAGACAATAAGTTTTTAAAATTTTTTAGATTAGAATTACTGGATAGAAATTGGGACTGTTCAGAATATTTTGAAGGATATAAATCTTATCCAGATAATGGATGTCCTATTGATAATAGCTGTACTTGTCAATGACAAATGAAGAATTAATTGAATTTACTAATAAAACTATAGCAGAGCTGGTATATCCAAAATATGATTTACAAAAAGCATATAATTACTATAATGGAGTAATGGATGCTGACCAATATAAGTACATTGAAGAATAGTACGGAATCGGTAATCCTACATCTGTTCAGTTTATACCACTTATAAAAAAACATATTGATGCTTTAGTAGGAGAATATATTACAACTCCTATCTTGCCTAAAGTATCTTGTAAAGACTCTGCTACAATTAGTAAAATTACTAGAGAAAAAGAATTATACATTTCTAAGGAAGTGCAAGACTTCTTAAAGAAACGTTTAAATAATAAACTTATGCAATTCTTCTAGAATGACTAGCAGGGTAAACTTATAGATAATTCTGTAAAGGAAGATTTGGATAAGTTAATGGAGGATTTAAATGATTCATTTATTTCCCAATATGAGATTGCCGCACAAAATGTAGTTGAATATATAATGCAATCTCGAAACACAGATATTTATACTAAACTAAAACAATTATTTTTAGATTTACTTATTACAGGTTATGCTTTTTACAGAGTAAAACCTACAGTTGGAAATAATGATGTTTAGATAGAAGTACTAAACCCACTTAATACATTTATAGATAGAAATCCAGAATCTCCATACGTTAAGGATTCTTATCGTGTGGTTGTTAGAAAGTGGATGACCAAACACCAAATTCTCAATGCTTATGGCGATAAGCTATCTAGGGAAGATGTTAAAAAAATGAATGATAGTTGGCGTGATTCTTTTAGTGAAGGTACTTATTATGTAAGATCATACACTTCATCAAGAGGAATGCCTATGACGGAAGGACTTAAAGCCGGACAAGAAATTGTCCCAGGCTATCCTACAGGATAGTATTCGTCTTATAACTTTAAGTTAATTCCCGTATATGAAATTGAATGGATTGAGTCCGATAAAAATTTTACATTACAACGCTATAAGACTATAAAAATCGGAGAAGATATTTATATTCTTTATGGCAAGGACAAGGACGTAGTAAGAAGTATGGATAATCCTAGTTATTGTTCTTTAACAGTAAATGGGGTTTATTTTAATAATAGAGGTGTAGAACCATACTCTTTAGTGCTTGCTTGTTCTGTTTTATAGGATAAGTACAACTTATTACATTTTTATCGTGACAACTTAATAGCTAACAGCGGTACATCTGGTGATTTTATAGATATATCAGTACTTCCTAAGTTTTTAGGCACTGATACACCTTCCAGATTAGCTAAGTTTATTGCTTATAAAAAATCTGGTATTGCTCCTATTGATACTTCACAAGAAGGTCGTTTAGGAGGAGGTTAGGCTCCAATCAATACTATTTATAATGGATTTGATGATACAGTAAAAGCTTAGACAGTACAGGCAATACAGTTAGCCATAGATTCCATAGAACAAACGTGTTCTTCCATAACAGGTGTATTTAGGGAGCGTTTAAATGGAATCACACAAAAGGATGCTGTAACTAACGTACAAACTAGTATGAATAATTCATTTATTATTACACAGTAGTATTATCAGCAAATGAGTGTAACAGTAGAGGAATTATTATTAGATTGCCTCAACGAAGCCAAGATCGTCTTCAAAAATGGCTTACGCGGTTCTCTAATATTAGGTGACAAACAAAGACGTATTTTTACAGCATTACCTGAATATTTCACTTTATCAGATTATGATATACATATTTTAACAAATTCTGATATAACTAGACAACTTGAACAATTAAAAGCTGTAGTACCAGAGTTTGTTAAGGCTGGAGCTCTTAGTCCAGATTTGGTTGTAGAGGCTATGACTACACGTAGTTTACCTGATTTTAAATTAAAGGTAACTAAGTCAATGAAAAAGCAAAAAGAAGAAAACAATCAACTTATGCAAGCTCAACAACAATTAGAATAGATGTAGCAACAATTACAATAGACTGAACAACAACTTCAGCAAGCTACTCAGAAGATACAAAGTCTTGACCAATCTAGAATACAATTAGAACAAGCTAAACTTAAGGCTGAAACTGAACTTGAATGGTTTAAGGCTAAAACAGATAGGACGTATAAAGAATCGCAAGCTGATAACGATACTAAACGTACTAAGATCGAATTATTACAACTATAGGATGGAAATCCTTACAACGACGAAGTTGTACAAATGCATTAATTTAATATATGAAAAAAGGTTATTGCACAGGCATGTGCGTTGAATCTGACTTCGACGCAGTTCATAGAAATAACTGTGGATGTAAACCAGGTCCTAGACCTCCGTTTGATCCATGTCATCATATCGGTTTCATATTAACCGAGTGGGGATGTCCTATATTATCTGAATTTGGATGTAAATTGATTGTAGAATGAAAAAGCACGATATAAGTATTTCTGAAATGGCAGGTACTTATCACCTGCATCCAAACGATATATTTCCCCTAGTACAACAGGGTATGAATAAGATTATCACAGCCGAGGCTTTAGCTAAGGAATTAACTAAATTTGTCGGATGTGATTCTAGAAAACCACATGTTGATTTCAGTGATCCTTGTTCTTGTGACAAAGCTCTTTATGAAGCTAGACAAGCTCATATAAAAGCAGCACAAGCTTTGAATAATGCACAAGAATCTTTGCGCACAGCTAAAGAGTCTTTGTTAGCAGCTACTAAAGCTTATGATATTGTTAAAGATGAGGTAGACCCTACATTAAAAACTTTAACTAATAATGTAGAAGAAATCTAGGAAAATATACAGTAGATAAATTATAGTATTGATACTATAAAAGAAAATATTGAATCTACAGCTAAGTCTTTAAAAGTAAATATTATATATTCTGAAGATGATGGATATGATATATATACTTTTAAACAAGACGATAGTACTATAGGTACAGTAAAAATACCTCAACCAACTAAGAATTTTTACAGCACAGATTTAGCAGCTAATGATAAACCAGCTAGTGCTTATCAAGTAGGCGTTGAGTTAAATAGAATATCTGAAGCTAATAATATATATAAAGAACGTTTAACAACAGCTATTTCTTCAGCTGGATTAGTTTCTCCTGGAGGCACTTATAATTTTCATACAGGAGATACTTCTGTAAAATATATAACTAATGCTTCAACATTAGACGGCGCAGATGTTCTTTTAGATATTGCCATTCAGAATACGAATACTTTACTACAAAAAGCATTTACTAGTGCTGGTTTAGATGCACAAGCTAATTATCCGTATGTGTACAATGCCACAACGAATTATTTAACTGATGCTAAATCTTTCTTTTAGGCTGATTAGCTTTTAGATACTGCTTTAAATAATGTTGAAGTTAAATATAATACTTTAGGGACTATTACTACAGTACGAGGTTCAGTTAGAGCTGTAACTGGAACTAATCATGTTGATAGTTTTTCTGAACAAACAATAGATGTTAAGAAAGGAGATCAAACAGTATATGTTCCTAATAAAATAAGAGATTTAGATAATGATTTGGAAAAACTCCATGTTAAATACGGTTCTGTTACAGATGTACAAGATTTATTAATAGACCCTGAATTTAATGGAGAGTGTGAAAAAACAATATATATACCTACTAGTGTAAGTGATTTAGCGGGAGAAACATTATATGCCAAAAAAATAAAGTATATAAATGCTGGAGGAGAATCTACCACTTCTGCTGTAAGTAATACTTTAGATATAACAGACTTATATATTGACGCTTCACACGTTAATAATGTACGTAAATATACTAGAATACCTTTAATTACAAGAGAAGGTTCTCCTAGCGTAGTTACTTTAATAGACGGATCATTTATACATTTAACAGATAATCTTTCTCAAGATTTAACTTTAGAATTAGGAACATCACAATCTGGATATGTTCCAGAATTTATGATTTAGTTCTAGACTGGAAATGATGTTTATTCTTTAATTTTCCCAAATGGAGTAAATCATCCAACAGATTTTACTTTATAGCCTAATACAGTTTATCAGATTTCTATCGTTAATAACGTAGCTTGTATTTACTATAATGATTAATATAGTTCAACACCAGACTTGGAGAGGACTTAATGTTGGTTATGGAAATACAGATTTAGATACTGATTAGGTAACAGTAGGTTGGTAGGCAGGATCTAAAAATACATTTACAATAAATGCTACAGGACACTGGCGAATAATTCCTTCTACAGGGAATTATTCTAAAGTGTACCCAAATAGAGGTAAAGCTGGGTTGACTACTATTACGGTTTTAGCTACAACGAATAATGAAACTGGAATAGATAGGTCTACTGATACTTTTAATATAAAAATAGGTTTAAGTAAATCGACAAAATTAACAGTAACCCAATTATGTGAAAAGGGAACTATTGACGTAGAAGGTGTAGAGGTTGATTTAGGTATGTATAATTTTGTAGGAACAAGTAATACTATAAGGCCTATTACTTTTGCATTAAATACTAAAATTTATACCACAACACAATTAGGTACAGGTACATCCGAGAATATAGTATGGGGAACTATATTAGATTCTAATGTCGAAACTTTATCTAATACAAAAAGTTCTAATTATAATATCCGAGGACTACCTCTAGGGCCCAGTGAAGATGGTGACTCTTTAATACTTAGTGTAGATGCTTTACCAGATACTGTGAAAGAATTAGGTACTAATTGTTTTGCAGACTTCCGACTGTTAGAAAAAGTAACTATGCCTAAGTCTATAACTAATGTAGCTTCAGGTTCTTTTTTAAGAGATTATAATTTGAATGTAATATATGCTTATCCTACTAATTAGCCTTCAAGTACTGCTTCCATAGCAGGATATAATACTACTGGAGGGACAATATATTATAAAGGATCTGATTATGTATAGTTTATAAATAATTTTTCTAAAGGCGCTGAAAATAAGGGGCTTTGGAAAGGCGAAAAATTTTAATTATGAGAAGGGATTTAAAAATATCTGAAATGCCTAATACTGAAAGGTTGAAAAGTACAGACGCTTTTCCTCTTTTACAAAATGGGCAAAACAAAATAATCTATGCTATGGATTTGGTAGATAATATCGCCAATGCTATAGCTAATCAACACCATGACGGACACTGTCATGAGAAAGAAATCATAGAGAAATTGAATAAGGTTTCTTGTCAGGCAGCAGAAGCTTCTAAGGATGCAAAGGTAGCAACAGCTACTTCTGAAGAAGCTAAGGAAACAGCACAGGAAGCTCTTGATCAATCTGATGAGGCTCTTGAAAAAGCTAAAGAGGCTATCTCTACAGCTAAAAAGGCTTCTGAAAAAACAGAGGAAATTGACGAATTTTCTTCTGCACTTGAAAAACTTAAAACTAAGGTAACTAATCTTAACACACTTCTTTCTAAAGAAGAGGAAGCTCGTGAAGAGGCAGATACTGATTTAGAAAATCTTATTAATAATGTTGCTAAGATAAACGAGAAAGAACGTGAGAAAATACTGGAAACTATTGAAACAATGCAGGAAACTGATGAAACAATGAGTTCTCAGATTACTGACGCTGTTAAAAAGATTCAAACTCTCCGTTCTGATTTGGATAAAGAAGAAACAGACCGCGAGTCTGCAGACTTAGACCTCCAAGCTAAGATTGTAAACTTGGGCAATATTGTTACGAGACTTCAGCTATCAGTTGGCACGGATTCTGAAAGTGTTTACAAACCTTATGGTACTGAAAATTATATCAAGCCTACGACATCTTCTATAAAAGAAGCTCTCTTGCAACTTGATTGTGCTATTAAGGATCTTGAGGATTATGCTGCTGCTAATTATGTATTGAAAGCTGGCGATACGATGACTGGTAAACTTATCAATACTGCAGGTTTTGAGGGAGACGTTGAAGGCAACGCTACTACAGCTAGTTATCCAGCAGGTTTCTCTGCTCAAGCTCCAGAACAGCCTTGGGGTATTCAAGATGGATAGTTTATTACTGGCTGGAGTATTAAGACGGATACCAATAATGGAGATATTGCATTTAGAAAAAATATTCCTGAAGCTGGCCAACTTTCTGCTATAATTGACGGACGTTTCTATCAAAACGAGGGTCGTTATATGGTACTCGATACTCAGAATTGGCCTGAAACAGTAAATCTTACTAGTATTAAAAATACTTCGGATGTTGAAGGTGATACTCTTGTAGAGGCTATTAACAATCTTAATACTGCCGATAAAGCATTACAGACTAACATTGATAATGAGGCGACTTCAAGAAAAGAAGCTGACGAAACATTACAAGCCAATATAAATAAAGAAGCAACCGCCAGAGAGGACGCAGATAATGCTCTTTCTGACAAAATAGCCGCATTAGGCTCAGCCCTTAAATATAAAGGTTCTGTAACATCTTATGACGATCTACCAACTGATGCGGAGGTTGGAGATGTATATAATGTTGAGGAAGCATATGAAAGTATTGCAGCAGGAACAAACTGGGCTTGGACAGGCTCAGAATGGGATCCTCTTGGTGGCAGTATAGACTTATCAAAGTATGTAACTCAGGAGGAGCTAGATGAGAAATTAAAAGACATAGATGTAGAT